CATTGGTTCTTGTTTTTTGTCTTCTGGCATAGTGCCTCCTATGTTTAAATGTGATGAAGAACATCTTCAGGATTTTTAATAGTCCCAAGTACTTCGTCATCGTTAAGTAGTCGCACTTCTCCACCTTCTATTGGTAATCTTGAACCCGCATAGCGAGCAAAAATAACCCAATCTCCTTTTTTACACCATGGTCCTGTAGGGTATCTTTCTTTATCGTGATACGCTAATGGTCCAATTTTTAATACATAACCACAGTTAGTAGCTATTCTTAATTTATCTAATGATTCTTGTGCAATAATAATTCCACCTTTAGTTTTATCTTTAGGTGTAAATGGTAATACTAATAATCTCCAACCAGAAGGTTCTGGTAAACTATCAACTAAAGATTCAGAAATATTTTCTGCTCTTACAGTTTTATCTTCTATTTTTTTATTTTCTTCTTGATATTTTTCTTCAAGACCTAGAACAGTCTTTGGTATTTCTTTTGACTGTGCATCAGTCGAGTTTAATAATGTTTCCGCCATTGTCCTTTTGCTCCTTTTTGCTTAGCAGGTTAGAGAGTTCCTGTAATATATATTCGTATACACGAATTTGTCCTATCATATACTGGTATTTTTCCATATTGTCAATATTACCTGAAGTAATACTTAAAGTAATATTTTCTAGTTGATTTTTAGCCAGTCTTTGTAATCTTGTGATTACTTCTATTCCATCCATAATTTAACAATTCCACTTTCTTAATGACTTATTAATTCTTGAATTTGGGTCTCTTGCAGTTTTTGCAGAAGTTAATCTTTTTTTCATTCCTGACATTCTGGCACAGAATGATTTTCTTCTATTAGCAGCTTTAGAACCTTTTTTTAATTTACTAGGTTTAGTAGTTACTGCCATTGATAATTTAGAACCTGGATTTGCACGTCTATAAGATGCGATACCTTTTTTATTTAATCCACCAGATTCAGATTTACCTTCTTTTCTTTGCCACGCAGGAGTTCCTCCTTTAGCATATTTCTCAACTGTTTTTTTTAAAGGTGGTAATTTTCCAGAAGCTCTTAATTCTTTATCTGGATCTGTTTTTTTTAATTTATTTAAAATACTATCTTCTTTACCAGATACCATCATTGCTCTTCCTTTACCTCTTAAAGATATATCACCCATATTAATAATATTTAGTAGTCTTTCTTCTATTTTCCATTACTTTTCCACAACCTCTAGCAATACCGCCTTTAGCTTTTTTCTCTCTATCCTTTGTTAATTTTTCAATTAATAACGGATCATTAATTTCTTTTAAAAAATCTTCTAAATCTTTTTTTTGTTGTTCTTCTAATCTTCTACCAGCAGGTCCCCTTAATCTTATTCCATCTCCACCAAAGTCAGCCATTATTTCCAGCCTCTTTTTGCAAGTTTAGGTAAACCTCTTTTAACTATACCACCTTTTCTATATTGTTCCATAGTAGAATCTTCTGGATGTATGGAATTAATATATTCATCTTCTCTTTCTTTTTCAATTATTTGTTTATATTTTTTATCTAATTCTTTTTCTGATTTTCTAAATTTATCTTGTTTGTCTCTTGCTATTTTATAATATTTTTCATTTGATTGTTCAGAAGTCATCCCACCATCAGCCATTTTCTTTTTAACCATTTTACCAGATTTAGTTTCCATAAAACCTTTTTTCTCTAATCTAGTTTCTTTAGATTCCGCAGCTTTAGATTCTTTTCCTTCATGTGCCATAGATTCATCCATAGCCATTCCTCCTTTAGCTTTTTTCTTAGGGAATCCTTTTTTCATATTTGAATAGGCTTCTTTAGAAATAGTAGTCTCTGATTTAGGACGACTTATTCCTAATCTTTTTCTTCTATTAATATTTGCCCACAAACCTTGTTTAGCCATTATTTTTTGCCTTTAGCCATTCCGCCTTTTTTAAGCGCTTGACCTTTTCCTCTAATAGCAATACCGCCACCACGAAGAGCTTGGCCTTTTCCTCTTACAGCAATCCCACCGCCTCTTAACATTTGTGCTCTTGGTCTTATTTTGTAATCGTTTCTCATTTTAGTTCTCCTTATCCGTTTTCTTGTTCTTTGTTTGATATCGGTTTATTTGCCATAGTGCGTGCCACCGATTCTGCACTTCTTCCAACTACATAACCACCAAGACCTATTTGTAATAATGTCCAAACATCTCCTGGAAGAGTGATTGTTATAGAAGCTTTAAAAAAAAATAAGATAACAGGTCCTAATACATAATTCCATATTAAAATAAATATTAATACATACATTAAAAGTGGTCTCCAGCTTGATGCGAACCAGCCGGCTTTAGCTTCAGCTTCAATAATTTTAGCAGCTGCAGTTAATTCTTGTGTATGAGATTGCATCAATTGCGTTTGCATTTGAGCTTTTAATTTTTCTTGTAAGTCTTTATCAGGTACTGATTTCTCAATTGTATTAAAAAGAATTTTTGCTAATGGAGCAATTGCACCTAACATTGGTAGCATTTAGAACCACTTCGCTTTTCTTCTTTTATCTGGTAACATTCTCTCTTGACCACCAACTTGATCCATTTGAGTTTCTTGTGGGTTAGTCATTTCAATATCAACTGCTTGTGCATAACCATCACTATTTAAAAATTGTGAATGATCAACTTGAGTTCCATATGGAGATCTTGAAGATGATTTTTTAAATGAACCTGATTTAACAGAACCACCTTCTGCATATCCTTTAGATTTTCCTGCTTCAGATAATGCGATAGCAATTGCTTGTTTAGGATTTTTTACAATTTTTCCAGATTTTCCAGAATGTAATTTTCCTGATTTAAATTCTCTCATAACTTTACCAACTTTAGATTGGCTCTTTGTCATTTTTTTCATAATTATATACCCTTAAATTTAACTTGTTGTGCTCCTTGCTTTGCAAGACTTACACCAGCTCGCAGTTTAGCTAAATTTTCGTTTTGTTCAAGCTTATTTTCATTATTTTGTTGATTCATTAAAGCTCTCATCTTATCTAAGTTTAATCTATCTTCAGCTTCCTTGCGTTTTTGCTCGTTTTCCATAGCTCTTAGGTCAACTTCACGTGATTTAAGCTTCAATAATGGGTCAGAATCAAATTGAGAAGTGATTTGGTTCTCCTCTTTCATGAAATCTGATGTCATTTCAGCTACTAATACAGATTTTCTAGATTCAATCTTCTGCATTACCATTTGTAACTGTTGTGCAATAGCAGGATTTTGAGCTGCTTGTTGTTGTAACATTGGTAATTGTTGTAATTCTTTTGAAAACTCTAATTGAACTTGTTCTTGAGCCATTAGAGAAATATGTTCAAGTATATTCTTTTGAATTGCAGCAACTATAACTGGATTATTTCTAACCATGTTTAATTGCATGAAATTTAAATGAGCTTCAATATGTGCTCTATGATCTTGTCCTGGGAAAGCTTGGAATGGTTGAGCTCCCATTGCACTAATATGTTCTAAACTTGGATCCATTGGAGTTGGTCTAGCTGGAGGAGGTAATATCAAATCAATATTATCTACACCAATTGCTTGATACATATCTTTGTAAGCTTGATATAAATTATGAATCTGTGGATTAGATTGAGCAAGTTGTAATTGAGTTTGTGCTAAACTAATTCTTTGCGTTTGAGAGAATATATTTGGATCTGCAACTGGAACAATGTCAACTCTATCGTCAAAGTCTGCAACTTTAATTTGTTTGTTTCCACCTACTACATCGTATGGATATACGGGTGGTAAATATGTTTTAAATACATTTGCTAATAATTTAAATTCTTGTTTTAATGAAGCATAAATTCTTTTGTGGATAGCAGACATGACTCTTGAACCACGTTCCAATAATGCTAACGTTGTACCTACAGCCGCTTGTTGATTTCCTTCACCCACTTGATTATCTGCGATGCTCGCGAATCGTTGGCCCGCTTGAACTACAAGACCCATTAATTGTAACAATGTTTGATCTGGTCCTTTAAATGGCAATGCCATAAAGTTATCTTTAATATTTCCTCCCGGAGCATCTACATCTCTCCATTCCCCTGGTTGTAATGGTTGTGCATCATCTCTAACTCTAATACCACGCATTTTAAATCCAGCTGGTAAATTAGCTAATGTTCCTGCATCTAATAATTGTCTTAATGCAGATGTAGCAGTTCTTGATAAACCACCAATCATATGAATTAAACCAAAACCATAGAATCCTAAACCTGGTAAAAATTTGAAATGTACAAAGTAATTAATTTTATTTTTCTTAGGATCTGTTTCAGAATAGTTACGTCTTATAGATAAAACTTCTCTTGAAGATTCTTCAATAGTTACAACGTATGGAAGTTTAATTCCTGTGGGCTCACCAGTCTGTGGATCTTTATCTTCAAATCCTTCCAGATCTAAATAAACATGACACTCTAATAGAGTGTAAATGTCATCTTGTTTTTCAACTCTAATGCCTTCTAATTTTTGTTTCTTTTCTTTTAATTCATCTGTTTGTATAGCTGGTTCACCAAGTTCAACATCTCTATAGAAACCACTTACTTGTTGTTTTCTTAAATCATTTGCTGAAATCTTAATTGCATGAATTACTGCTTCTGCATCTTCTAATGAAGTTGCAGAATAAGGAACTACTAAATCTTCAGCTGGAATAAATTTAGATACAGCTCTTCCTAATAATTCATCATAGTAAACTTTTTTAAATGTAGATCCTGATAATGGTAAATAGAATAACATCTGATCAAATTCAGGTTCATATTCTTTCATGACATCCATAATCTCATAGTTCATGAAATCTTTAACTCTGTTTGCTTGATCTTGTCTTTCAGGAGTTATTGCTCCAACTATTTGAGTTCTAACTGGACCATCTGCTGGAAGTAATTCTTTATAAGCTTGTGATTGAAATTGTGTTACTGATTCTGCTAATACTGGATGAGTTACACCAGAAGCACCTCTAAAAGGTTCTGTTCGTCTTTCATATTTAAATCCTAAAAGATCTAAACCATTTGTATATGTTGTTTCCCAATCTTGACGTGATGAACGATAGTCAAGATAGTTATCAACTAGATCCGCACCTATTTGACCTAATTCTTGTTCATCAATTATTTCTGCTAAATTTGAAGAATGATTATCTGATTGTAATTCTTGGGTTGGATCAAAAGAAACTTCTACTCCACCATCTTCCATTTGATTCATTTCAACATTCTCAATAGGTGTAATTTCTTGTGTTTGTTCTAAACCAATTTCTTGTTCTTTAAATTCTGGATCCGATGGAGTTGGAGTAACATTCGGTAATGATTTATCTATTTCAGCCATGATTAATTATATCTTTTTTTAAATAATGATTCAACACCTTGTGGATTGGGACCTCTAACAGGTGGTATTGTTTTTGTCAATCCACCATTAGCCATATTTGTTGTTTGTCCTGTTATAGTATTTAATAGATCAGCATTATTTCTAAGTGCATTCATTGTACTGTAATCTAAATTTCCAATAGACGCCCCTAATGCTTGAACACCCGGATCATAGCTTCCAACATTAACTGTTCTTTGAACATTTGGATTTGAAATGTTTGATCTTAAATTTCCTAAACTTTCCCCTAAATTATATGCTCCAGAATAAATTGATTCTCCAATGCCTGGGATAGATTTTAAAACACCTGCAGCTCTATTTGCTGCTGTTGAAAGTGGTAGCTCATTCATAAAAGCATCGTAAAAACCTTTAATACCAGATCCAGGTTCCATTCTTCCTTCGTTAATTACTTGTGCTGCTTCATGAAAAGGAGAAGAATAAAAGGCAAGAGGAACTGCTGCAACTGTTCCTATAGTACCAAGAGTTTGGCTAAGTATATTATCACCTAATAATTCTTTAAGTTTGTCTTGAGCAAATTGTCCAGCAGCTTGGTTAGCAGTTACATCATATGTAAATTTATTTGGTGAATTGGTATAAGCATCTGATCTTGCTTGACTATATGTATCATAAGCAGGTCCAGAAAATATTCCTGTACCTACATTTGAAACAATAGGATCTCTAGCTTCATTACCTCCTGCATTTGATCCTTCTCTTATAACTTTTATATAATTATTAGTTGCTGGGTCATATTCAAGTGATTCATATTTACTACTAAAGTTAATTCCAGAAGTAGTTCCAAACGCTGCTTGATCTTGCGCTGAAACTTGTTGACCAGAAAAAGGATCTACTGTTGGAATTTCATATGTTGCTGGATCAAAATATCCTTCTGGAAAAGTTTTACCTAAAAGGTTTTCTCTTCTGTTTTCTTCTTCAATAGCTCTTTGAGCAGATTGATCTTCGGCTTTTTTTCTCCTATAAAGATCGTAAACATCTTGTTTATCTTCTGCTCTGGATAAACTAGCAATGTATGATTTAACTTGATCAGGAATATCTAAAAATTCTGATTGATCTTGTGCTGAAGCTCCACCGTCCGCGTATCGTTTTCTTTTTTTAAATAAATTAGCTACACCTCCTTTTTTCATTCCACCATATCCTTTAAATAATTTATTCAAACCACCACCTGGTTCAAATAGATAAGTGCCTCTAATGTTAAATTGTTTTTGTTCTGGATCATAAGTAGAAGTTATTACTGATTGATCTCCTTCATAATCTAAACCTACTGTATATGGACTTCTTTTATAAGTATTTGATTGTGTAATTGCCTCATCTATAAAAGGAAAATCATATTTTATATTTCTAGAATTTCTTTGTTTGTCTAAACTTCCAGTTGCATATATTCCATCTTTTATTTTATATCTAATATCACCGCCAGATAACTGTGATTTATCTGAAACTGTTGTAAAAGGATTTGGAGAAAAATCACCTGAAGTTATATTTACTCTAGGATTAATTTCTAAATCACCTAATTTTATTGGATATTTTTTATAATATTTAGATATGTCTTCTTCTGACATATCACTTTCAGAAAATAATTTTTCTAATTCTCTATTACTTAATTCAGTTTCTTTACCTATTAATGGTAATAGTTCTTCCGGATATAATCCTCCACCTTGTCTTAAATTAACTCTACCACCTTTTTTCATTTCAGGTAATTCAGGTATTAAAACATTAACGTCAGGTATATTATCTTCATACCAACTTTCTGGAACTTCTTCCCAATCTCCTGAAAAACCAATTTGTGAAAAAGGTTTCATAAAAGTTAATCCACCTCCTCTTGGTCCAATAGAAATACCCCACCTACTAGATGTATCATCTTGAACATTTGGTATGATACTTAAACCTATTCTAGGATCTTTTATATCTTTTTTATTATATTGACCAAATTCTCCACCTATATTTTTATCAGCAAAATCTAAATCAAGACCAAATAATGTATTTCCTTTATAAAGATCTAAAATAGATTTTTTACCTAATAACTCTTTTTTGTTTTCTCTAATTTCTTCCT